GGTGGTAAAATTCTATCTCGTGACTGTGACATAATTATTGCTGATGACATTGAGGACCACACTTCTACAATGCAACCTGCATCTAGAGAAAATACAAGAAGTTGGTGGACAACAACACTCTCTAGTCGTAAAGAGGAACATACCGCTATGGTCGTTATTGGTTCAAGACAACACTATGACGATTTGTATTCACATCTTTTAGAAAACGAATCTTGGAAAACTATTGTTGAAGAGGCACATGACACTGGATGTACTTTACCAGACTGGGAAGAAGATACGCATCAAGACTGTATGTTGTGGTCAAGTAAAAGAACTTACAAATGGTTAATGGACAGAAAGCGTGGTGCTGAAACTACAGGTGGTCGTGCTATATACGAAATGGTTTATCTTAATGTTGCTATGCCTGATGGATTGTCTTTGTTTGACAGAGTAGAGATAGAGGAATGTCGTGAGCAGAAAAGAGATATTGGACACATACCACCAGGTACAAGACTTATAGCAGGATTAGACCCTGCTTCTACAGGTTACCAAGCTGCATTTTTATGGGCTTATGATGCTGCAGAAAATAAATTACACATGGTAGATATGAACAACAGTTTAGGTGGTGGTATCCCACAAGCATTAGACATTATAAAAGAATGGTGGATGAAGTACAGTGTATCGCATTGGGTCATAGAAGAAAATGGTTTCCAAAAAGCTATACGACAGGACAAGAGTATACGAGAGTTTGCTTCTGGTCATGCAATATTCTTAGAGGGACACGAAACTTACAAAAACAAATTTGACCCTATGTATGGTGTTACAGCTATGCGACCAATGTTTCAGGAACAAAAAATTTCTTTGCCATATCTTAGCTTTGAAGCGCAAGAGAAGGTAAACTTATATACAAGTCAGTTAGTATATTTTAGTTCTGCAAGGAACAAAAGTAAAAGCGTAGGTACTAAGACAGATATTGTTATGGCTAGTTGGTTTCCAATGAGAGCAATTAGGCGTATGCAAAAAGAAAGATTTGCGGAATTAGGATATGAATATAATCCTAGTTTTTCTGGGTATGAACCTAGTAGTATAGATATAGATAATTGGAGATAGATGCCTTTAAATAGCGAACAATTAGCACAAAAAGTAGATTACTTACGAGCTATAAATCAAGAGGGAATGTTAGACAGGTCCAGGATTCGTGACATTATGAATGGTGGCGAAGCTGCGGTAAAAGCCTTACTTGGTGACAAGATGAATGTTGAATACAACCAATTACCTGCACCTAACTTATTTTTAACTGCATTAGAAAGATTTGCACAAAAACTAGGTAGAGCGCCAGATTTAAAAGTAGACATTACAAATGACAATGATTCACAAAGAGCTAAAAAGAAATCTGAAAAAATAGAACGCATTGTTACTTCATACGATAAATTTAATAAATTACATAAACAATTACCACAAGCATCCAGATGGTTGCCAGGTTATGGTTTTGTTGTATGGACTATAACGCACAAAAGAGATAGAAATGGTAACCCATATCCATACGCAGAATTACAAGATTCCTTTAATTGTTATCCAGGTAACTTTGGTAATGACCAAGAACCAACAGAGTTAGCAATTATTAGACGAGTGCCTCATGTTGTACTTGCAGAACAATATCCTGAAGCTAAACCTTATATTTACGAGCAGAATAAAGAAGAACAAGAAAGTGCATACTCTATACTTGTAGAAACTACAGAACGCCAAAGCAGTTGGGCTAACTCAACAGGACAAGGCAAAGTAGTAGTAGAGTTTAGAAATGACGAGGGTACTTATGTATTCCTACCAGAAAATAACAAAATCATAGACTTTATGCCTAACATGCTAAAGTCAGGACCTTGTTTTGTGGTAGCAAAACGATACTCTTTTGACCAGATGCAAAGCCAGTTCCAACACATTACAGGACTTATGGCAAACATGGCGAAGATTAACATTCTTGGTACTATCGCTATGGAAGATGCAGTGTTTACAGAAACCAACATTGTTGGTGAAATAGAATCAGGTAAGTATAGAAAAGGTAGAGGTGCTGTAAACTATTTCACACCTGGCTCATCTGTATCAAAACCTGTTAACAATTTGCCATATCAATTATTTCAACAAGTAGATAGATTAGAAAGACATCTCAGACTTGGTGCAGCTTACCCAGTATCTGATGATGGACAATCACCTAACTCATTTGTTACTGGTAGAGGATTAGAAGAATTAGGTCAGTCAGCATCTCTTCATGTAAGAGAATATCAGACTGTACTTAAAGAAGCCATTGAGCAACTTGACTCAAAGCGTCTGGAATATGACGAAGCATTGTTTAGTACAAAGCGTAAACCAATAGCAGGTATGCACAATGGCACAGCTTTTAAAGAAACATACATACCTGGTACTGATATATCAGAAATGTATGAAACAAGAAGAGTGTATGGAGTAATGGCAGGGTTTGATGAGCCACAAAAAATAATTACAGGGTTGCAATTAAAACAACAGGGCATCATTGATACACAGACATTACAAGAAAACATGGATGGATTAGATAACATTACAAAGATACAACAGAGAATACATGCTGAAAAAGCAGAAACTGTTTTGTTCGAATCTTTAATGGCACAAGCTGCACAAGGTGACAATAAAGCTACAATGGCAGCAATAGAAATAAGAAAGAATCCATCACAAATGGAAGATATTTTAGATAAGTTTTATACAGCACAGGGTGAAGAACCAAGTCCAGAAGAACTTGCGTTATTACAACAAGGAGTTCCACAGGAACAAGGTATGGGTTTAGGTCAATCACCAGTCGGTATAGAACAAGTATTAGGAGCTTTGGGACAACAACCACAACCACAACCAGAAGGAGCATAATGGAAGAAAATATCATTAATCAGAAATTTTATGACATTATCAATGGTGAAGATTGGGACGAAGTAGAAATAGAAGATACAATTATTACTACTGATTTAATCTCAGAACAAGATATACCTATAACTCATTTCATAGCTCCAACACCAATACCAGGTGTTTATATAAATATTAAATTAGGATTCAATGTAGAAGAAGGAGATAATAATGCCTAGAGGTAGAAAACCAAGTGCATTAACACAAGAAACTGACATGACAGGTGGAGGAGCTTATGCAGACATAGTTGCACCTCCTAGAATGGAAGGCGACCCAACAGGACAAACTGCTGCTATACAATCACAAATAGATACAGCACCTCCAGTTGACCAAGAAGCTGCATTAACAAGTGGACCACCTAATGTTGGTAGAATCCCACAACCTATGAATCTTTCAGCACCTACAACTAAACAATTTGAACCAAACACAGCAGGTATACCTGTAGGTCCTGGTAGTAATGGACCAAGAGTTATACCTACAAACACATTACAAAACTTTTTAATAACAGCAAAAAACTTAACTAACGACCCAATATTTGATGAACTATTAGCAGAAGATATTGTGCCACAACCACAATTAGGGAAAGACCCAGAAGATTATTTTGGTATTTAATGGCAGACTACAGACAAATATTATTTGGTCCACCAGAGTTAGAGTCATATCTAGCTGATAATACAAAAGCAAATCTAAACGAATTAAACTTTTTTAAAAATACAGTTACGCCTGAAATAGCACAAAACGCTGCAAACATATCAAGAGCGTATCCAAACATGGATGCAAAACTTGTTATGTATGGAGCTATGCTTGGTGTACAACACGATTCAGATTTAGCTTTACAGTTAGCTGAAAGACAAAACAATGTTGTTATTAAACAAAATCAACAAGCAATTAATGCAGTATCTAAAAGAAAAAGAGCATCACAATTAGGTTTATTAATGTTAGACCTTGGGTTTCAACCAATATCAAGAAACTTTAAATCTTCTGTAGTTGCTGCAGATGAAACAGGAACTAACAAATTTCAAGCAGTTGCTGCTAACACATTTATTGGTGGATTAACAGGTGCTGCTAGTTTCATTCCAGGAGTAGATGGAGATAAAGCAGCAGACAGAGTAAGAAGAGCTTTAGTAGGAGATAAGTTTGCTGATGTGTATAAAGAAAGCAAAGATGCTTATGGACCTACAGAGTTTAACTTAGCTTATGATGAAATAAAAGCAGGTAGACCTCTTAACTTAGGAAAAGGATATTTTCCTTCCTCAACACCAATAGAAGAAACACAGGGGTACAAAGATTTAAAAAGGTCTGGTCTTGCAGACAGAGATGCCTACGCAGAAGCAGAAGAAGTTTATGGTGTACCTATCACAGAACGCTTTGAGCAAAAAGAAAATCAATTTAAAACAGAAACAAGAAAAGCAGGAAAAGTAAACATATCACCAGGTAGAGTAGTTGCAGGTCAATTCTTTACTAAAGATGATTTAGGATATGCTGTTGGTTCTGCTGCTTTAGATGGAGCTTTTAGAGTATTTGGTGACCCAACTAATGCTGCTCTAGGTTATTTATCTGGTGCAAAGTTAGGACTTAGAAGTCTAGTTGATGATGGTATGCAACAAGCATTTAAGACTGCAAAAGTTGGAGATGATGTAAAGAACATTCCACTAATAAACCAATTTGTTAAAACAATCAAAGGTGGAACTATGCAACTATCAGATGGTACATCAAAAGTAATTTCACCAAAAGAAGCTAGAAAATTAATGTTTGGTCGTACCGCAACACAAGTACTAAATACTAAAAGAGGTGATAAACTTCTAGATGCTTTTGTTGCTAATGCTGATTTAGCTACATTGATGGATATGCCTGGATTAAACAAAGCTCCTGTAGAGCTACTTAGGTTGCTTACTGTTATTGACGATAAAAACTTTATGAAAACAGTTTTAACATCATTAATGCAAAATGGTAATTTAGCAGGTGTTGATGACGCTATGAGATTGCGCTATGGTCTTAATGATGATGTTGTAAGAGCTATATCAGAAGGTAATCAATTAAAACTTCCTATACAACCAAACTTGCTTGGAGAAGGTTCTAACCTTATAGCTAAAAAACTATTAGGTAAAGATACTGATGTTGGTGGTGCTAGAAAACTTATGGAACAAGCTAACAAAGTTGCAGCGGTTTTTAATCCAACAGCAGCAGACAATTTGTTTACAGGAATAATTGGAGTAGGTGGAGATTTACGCTCATCCATTCCAAGAAGAATGAGTAGATTTTTTGACTTAGCACCAGGTAAACAACTATCAGGTAAAAATATTGGAGAAAGTGCTAGAAACTTAGATGGCATTATGAAGTCCGCAAGATTTAACAACGATTCCAGAAATAAATATATGGAACAAATCCTAGATACTGATAATCCACAAGATATGTTGGCAACAGTAAAAGAAGTGTATAAAGAAGTTGGAGAAAAAATTGTAGAAAGAAATCCAGACTTAGCAGATTTTAAAGATGAAATAAAAGAATCTATGGAATTTTTAGCTAATGAGTCAGATTTAAAAAGATACATGACTACAGAAGAGAGTGGAAAACAATTAGCGTATCCAGGAGTTAAGTTTAAAGTAAGAACAAAAACTAAAACAAAAACTGGTAAAGATGAAACAGTATTTGAAGCTGTACCTACTGCACAAATGGTTTCCGAGTATGTTGATAATTACATAACATTGATTGATTATGCCGAACTAGAAAGATTTTTTCCTATATGGAGAAATGTTGTAGGAACTAAAAAATCTAACCTTAGAAATTTTATTGATGAACCTACTGAAAAAGTTACTAACAGATTAATTAAAAGAATGGGTGGTAGAAAATTAAAAACTGACCCAAGAACTGGTAGAGCTACACCTGGTGGACAAACAACACTAGGAGCTATGTATGAAGATTATCTATTGCAAAAAGTTCTTAAACCTGTATGGATGCTTAGACCTGCACTTGTAACTCGTGTTATTCCAGAAGAAATGTTGCGTATTATATTTAGTGGTTCTCGTGTAGGACTTAATCATCCGCTTTCTTATTATGCAGTAAAAATGGCTAAAGGAACAACACTAGAAATGCAGAATGCTTATGGTGATGTTTTATGGGGAACAAGAATTAAAAAAAGAGAAATGGCTATGATGGAAGAAATTCTTGGTCCAGAGTTTGTAAAAGCTGCACAAATGGAATACCCACAAGTAGAACGATTACTTAAACACATGAAGATTGGTGTTAATGAATATGGTATGGCATCTGATGATTATGTGTCATGGGTTTTAAATGGTGGTGATGGTAGAGATTTTATATTTAGAGAGTTAAATATTGAACCTGTAAAATCACTTAAACAATACAGAGGTGCGATTAAAGAAAAAGCTAATGATGGTCGGTCTATTGGTAAAGTAATATCAGACAATCCTAATGGCGGTTCTATAAACTTACAAACAGGCGAAGTTAATCCTGCACAGTTTGGTGCTGTAAGTCCATATAAAAATTTAGGAGATTCATTTAATGCAGAAGAAATTGCAGTAACTTTAGACAAACCTATTGGGACACCTGTAGAGGAACTTATAGAACCATTGTTAATTAATTACTTAGTAGAAGATGCACAAGCACCACTAAGACAAAAGTATTTAAGAAAAGAAAATCATGTATTAGGTTGGTGGTTAGATAAAACAGATAACAGAGTTTACATAGATGTATCAGTTACAATACCACCACTAAAAGATACCTCTACTAAGTCTATAGAAAAAGCTCTTGTTGGTTTAGCAACATTAGGAATCAAAGGTAAACAACTTAGTGCTTTTATACCAGACGAAACAAGAAATGCTGTATGGCTAAAAAACTTCTTAGATTCTACAGAATTGTCAAGATGGAACAAAGCTATAGATACAGGTGATAACCTTATGTGGTTTGTAAACAAAGAATCACCTAACAAAGAATTATTAAGAGATGCTGCTACTAATGACATTGTTGTCAGAAAACAAATTATGGAAGCATTATTTGATACAAACTTTGATGTAGCAAAAGTTATAAAAAGAACAAAACGAGGTGTAGCTAATGTTGCTCCTGATGGTAGTTGGTTACCTTTACAAGAGGATTACTTACAAGCTATGTCAAGAAAAGCTATGTCACAATTCTTTGAACCAGTTAACAACACAGCATTAGATGGTGCTTTTGTTAGTTACGACAAAATTGTTAATGGAGCTATAGACCAAGATTATATAAGAAACTGGATACATCAAACAATACTCTTAGCTAAAAACCCTATTACACAAAGATTATTAAATGATGGTATAGACAGCACAATAGAGTGGTTACTCAAATCTTATGATGGTAAACAAGTAATGACTAAGTTAGTTAAAGAAGCTGACTTACGAGGTAGACAAGCTAAAGAAGAACTAGCTAACCCTGTTGCTTTGCGTAATAACTTAGAGGCACTTGGTTATAGAATATCAAGACATATCGGTGGTGAATACAAAATCAAAGACCCATTGACTGGAACAATGCGTACAGAAGATTGGGCTACAGAAATAAG